CTTAAGTTAGGGTAATGAGAGTCCTGAAGGTCAGTTATATTTTCTTCGTTTATTGTTATTCTTAAGTCTAACTTATCTTCTTCATCCGCAAGAAAGCCAAAATCCTGTATGATTCCTTGGTAATCCTTTATCAGTAAGTTAGGCCAGCCTGTTAGCTCTTTTAGTTGGTCGTAACTTATTACAGCCCTTCTTGTGGATGCTCTTCTAGGGTCAGCCATTTATGATGCCTCTATATCAAATTCACAGAATGACATTCTAGACCTTGAAGCCGTTCTTAATCTAAAGCTTATTTTGTCTCTGACATAACCCATTCGCCTAATGATAAACCTTTGCCCGTAGTCTTGGTTATTGCCATAAATAGCAGTCCACTCCCTGCCATCAACACGCATATCATCAGAGCGAGATATAAAGACAGTCGCATCATTGTCTGGAGCGATGCCTGGTATTGTCTCTATCTCTATTTTATCTATTGATAGCGTTTCCAAGTCTAAATTAGGAGTGTAAAGTAAACCCTCTACAATCTCGCCGTACTGAGTGCAAGTCGAGTCATCTAAATACCCTAAATCCGTTGTGTTTTTATCTCCGCCTATCCAGTACTTAAATCGAGGATCATAAATAAAATCTTTTGCTCTAAATGGCAAGTCACCAAGTACGTCACTTTTTAGTATTGACCATGAATATTCGACACCGAACTTTTTAGACATTGTGTAATTAAAGGCTAAAACTTCATTAGGTAGATGAGCAATAAACCAAACAACTGAGTCTTTAACGAACATATCAAGAGTAACCATAGAAAGCTCATCGTCGGTATATTTTACTAATACCTTTTCGATCTCTCTTGTTGTTATACTTTCACTTGAACCAGATTGAATAACAGTAAATTGTGGTTGCGTGTTAATCCTACGGGACAATGTAAACCATTTATCTTTATATTCTATCTTGCAATGAGTTCCGACAATACCTGACTTAATGGCTTTTAACGGTATACGCGTATAACTAAAGTTATCAGTGCCAGCATTAAAAAAGTATTCAGTAGTAAAGGCGTTGAACGCTATTAACTCATTATCCTCATCAAGAGCAACACCCCAAATTTTATCAGGCTGAAAGTCTGAACCGGTAAAAGCTAAAGACTCGTACTCTTCTTCATTCAATGAAGATGATTGAAACAAAAACTCACCATCAGTAGCAATAAACCTAAAATCAGCCCATACAATATCAATTATATCTACAATGTCTGGATCGTTTATTTGACGAAAGCCATCGGTAGGGTTGTAATAATAAAGCTTTTTATCTGCAACTATCGCAAGGTTGTTCAATGAATAGGTGAATGATACTTGGTCTGTGCCTGGCACATGACCTAAAACAGTTATAGATTCATCATCTTCAACTTTAATTAACGATGTACCGCTAACGCGATAATGACCTTCAAAGCCTATTCTAGCCACCCATGTGGAGCCGCGACTCTTTCCTTGACCTTCACCGAAAGAGGTTAGCCCATAAAAGTTTAATAGGTAGCCTTTAACCCCGTAAATATCACGCATTACAGCGTAATAATTTACAGGCAAGGCGTCGCGGTAGTCGGTATTGTTATCTACTTTATCACCGCGTAATAGTGGAACTGTTGCCATTTTATAAGCCCTGTTTATTTAATAATATCATTATAACAATCTTTATAGCGTTTATCACTAGCTTGGACTGTTGCAGCCTACCACGCTATACCATAAGCAAGTATTATTCTCTAACCCGTTAACAGTGGTTATATTTACTTTTATACTCTGAGTTCCTGCTGATGTAGCTAAAACCCTGAATGTAATAGTGTCATCACTTGCTTCACTATGTTCAATAGTCAGCCCACTTGAAGGTGTCATTGTAAACGTGTCTATAGCATCGCTATCAACAAGATAATCCAAGTAATTAACTTGACCGTCAACTATGTCACCATTTGCCATTATTTCAGTTGAGCAATCGTTAGGTGCAGAATTATCAATACCGTAAAACCTACGCCAGCGATTAAATCTTAATGTGTTCGCTTCACCTACTGGTTGTCTTTGCGGATAAGGTGTCTCTTTAACTACGGCAACGGCAGAGCTTATTTTTGAATAAGACTGTGAGGCTTGCATCATTAGCTCAGCGGGTATCTGTTTACCGAATTCAGGCGCCATTCTAATGGCTAGATTAACCTGTACCGCATTTTCATACCCTCGCTGTAATCCGCTTTCAGAGTTTGGCTCTGGCTCATCTTCAAACTGATAGCCTAGGCAGACATTAACTAGATCCCATTCGGCTAGCATACATTCCATTTCATCCAGTGCGATTTCAACATCGCCAGGAGTAGGGTTGACCGTTATACCTGATATTCTAAGTTTAGAATATGCCCTGTCTAATAATTCTATTTTAGTCTTCATAGCCTAACTCTTTTTTAAGATCGTCTATTTTCTTTTTTGAGTAGTTAGAAATACCGGCTTTTTTCGCTGCCTCTCTAACTTCCTTTACTGAAAGCTTGCCGCTTTGATTTGTGTCAGCCTCTTTCTCATCTAGTTTTGACTCGTCGGTTATATAACCAAGAGACAGCGCGTAATCAAACTCAGTAGTTTCAAAGTTCCTTAGCTCACAAACAACACCGCGAACAATGTGAGAGTTACCCTTTTTGTATAGTGTAATCATATCAAACCCCTTTCAAATAAATTCATTATAACGCTTTTTGATCAAGAAATAAAAAAGGAGCAATTAAGCCCCTTTTTATCATTGGTAAATGCTACTTAGAAATAGCAACACCGTTAGCCATAGGGTTGCGATTACCTAAACCGTACCATACGAAGAAGCGGTAATTGAAATTAGCCGTTTTCAAGTCTGCATCATAAATCATGTAACAAGTAACACCTGAAGCTAATTGCTTACTGATGGTTTTCATACCAGCAAACTCAGAAGCTAAGTTCCAAGGGCAATCACCACCAATCATCTGAATTGAGTCTTTAGCCCAAAAGATGTTTGTTCGGTCTGCGCTTGTGTTAACGATGTCAACAGTAGCACCTGAAAGCATTTGCGTATTGATGTTAGCGTAAGCTTTTTCTAATGTAGAAAGAGCAGCATCATCAGCAGCGATAGGCTTAGGAAATACCGTTAAGTTGTTACCAGTAATGCCAACGATTTTAAATGTCATCAACTGACCTGATTCATCCTTAGAGGCTAGTCCAATAGATTCAACAGCGCCAACTGTCACAACATCACCAACAGTATAAGCAGCACCAGAAGCAACTGGTAACACACCATTACGATAATCGATATTAGTTACAACTTTAGTAATTGCATCGACTGAACCGCCTTGTGGAGCTTCAGAAACATTAGCTGTTAATGTAGAGCCACCAGCACCAGGGGTGTTTTGCTTCTTAGTGAAAGAACCCGTGTAAACATCAAACTCAGCGATGTTCTGACCGATTTGACCAGTTTTCCAAGTTGTTTCAGGACGGCCTTGTAGTGTTTGGCGACCTGCCAAATCTTGACCAAATTTCTGATTGGTGCGGTCATTTAAAAGGAAGTTACAACCTTGCCCTTTATAAACTTGACGCTCATTGATAAGCGCTTGACCTTCAGAAATAAAATCAAAACCTGATGTAGCATTTGATTCGTAATACAAAGAGCCGGTGTTACTTACTAATGCAGCTAACTCGCTGTTTAAGTCAGTAGCTTGTTGATAGCCTGCTTGCTCACCTGCACGTTCCCAGAATCGCATGTCACGCATGTCGTCAATGCGCTGCTCGATTAAATCACCAGAAGGATCACCCAAGCTAATTGGGTAAGTTTCTTCGATGATGCCTTGCTCTTGTCCGGTTAAATCAAAACCTTTCAAGATAGGGCGGTGCTGTTGAACAGGATACCAGATAGTATTTCCTGCGTTTGATAACTTGGCTTTATCAGGTTGCTCACCGTCAACAAGGTCAAGCATTAAGGTTTGGTGTTCGTAAGTTTCAATAAAGTTTTCGAACATTACTTCTGCGATTTTACCCGCTGTTAGAGTAGACATAATTTTTAGTTCCAATTTCTGGTTTGTATACCAGCCGCTTTAGCTTCTTGCTTTAAATTAAAGGCTGCTTGTGCATCTCCGCGCTTATGCGCTTCCTTGTACTTTCTGGCTAACTTCGCGGAACTGTCTCCGCTTGGCTCACCACCTGATAATTTTGCTGAAGGTGTAGGGGCTGAACTTATTTTTTTAGCAGGAGCAGATGTTAAGGTTGCTTTTAACTCTCCTAAAATACCCATCATGGTTAATCCAGTTGGGTCATCCGCTAATGCTGCGACTAGTCGGTTTCTGTTGGTTGCGTTTCTACCTAAATGAGTAATAACTTTCGCTCCACCATCACCTAAACTAGCTAATTGAGCAATAATAGTATCTGTTAAACTATCACCATTTCCTTTAGATACATTATCTAAGGACTTTCTTAACACTATTTCTGAGTTTTGATACATCTCAGCTGTAAGTGTATTTGATGTAATTAAATCTGATACTTGCTCGTAATGACTATCTAGTTTCTTTTGTTGAGATTGCTTAGCTGCTTGCTGCGCTTGCTCTTGTTGAGCATTAACCTGCGTTTGATTGTTTTGCTGTGACATCCGACTAATATAATATTCGTCTAGCGATTCGTTATATTTATCTTCATCATAATCAAAATCTTCAAGCTTAGGCCGTGCTATTGATTGCGCTGATACTTGGGGAGCACTATTAGTTGATATCCCGTTTTTCATTGCGTCAATGTCAGCTCTTAACTGTGCAATTTCATCATCTTTCTCATCATTCTTGGCTTTTAGTTTTCTTCGTAGTTTAGCCATATCAGACGAGCCGAAACTTTCTGCGTCATTATTTGAAGAGGTCTGTTCCTCATCTTGCATCCACAATTCAACAGGTTTTTCAACTTTAGCCTCTTCATCTAAATCATCCGTATCATTAGATTGTTCCGCTGCTGCTTCTTCACTTGCCGCTAGAGCTTCGGGTTTATCTTCAACATATTCATCTTTAATCAATTCCGTTTCGATTACAGATTCACTTGCTAAAGCTGCCGCTTCTTCTTTCGCGTTTTCTTGTTTCAACTGTTCCAGAGATTGTGCCACTTGTATACCCTCGTAGTGTAACGATAAACCTAGTTTAAAACCTAACTAGTAAAAGGTTGTGCGTATTCCTGCGCCCAGTGGGTTTATTCTACCACTTGTTAGTTAGTTTGACCAATGAGTTATTTTAGGAAATAAAAAACGCTAATTAAAGCGCTTTTAGACTAATGAGTAGTCATTGCTCCCACCCTGTATTGATCATCTTAGCGAATTTATCTTTATTTAGCTGAAGGAGATTTTCCAGTAGTATTTTGAAAGCACTTAGGGGCGCTCAATGTTCGTTTAGCCTCCCCTTTGCATTCAGAACAATCAATCATTAAAACATCGTCCTCAACTCTTCGTTCTGTTATATGGTCGCTCGAGCATTTGAAGTTACGCATCTTTTTCATTAGTTGATACTCTGCCTTAGTCCGCCATAATTATTAGAAGCTGCTTGACCTACACCTTGATCAGCCTTTAACCGCAATTCAGCGATAGAGATAGCGTTCTTAGCTTCATCATCAGCTTTGTCGTTATCAATCTTTTGCTGGTTCTGTTGGATCTTAGCGATATTTAACTGGGTTTCAGACTGTAGTTTTTCACTGCGACTAATTGCCTCGCCTTGAATCTTACCAGCACTTATAGACATTTCTTGTTGTCTGTTTTGCTGCTCAAGTAAATCAGCTTGACCTTTAAGCATTTCAGCTTGTGCCATTACCATACTAGAATCAGGCTGCTGTGCTTGTTGCTCCTGCTCTTGTTTGGCTTGCATTAACATTTGTTCTTGCTCTGGTGTTTCTGGCTCTTTAAAGCCCATCATAACAAGTTGATTATTTGCGTACTCTCTAGCATCTTTAAACGCCACGCCATCAAGTAAAGTATTGTACTGGAGAATATAAGCTTTTCTCATTGGGTCTTGAGGGTCGAGCAAGGTAATGATTTCTAGTATTTCCTCTTTATTCTGCTGTTTAACAGAGTCGTAAGGTTTGCCAATATCAGAATAAACATTAAATTGTGCGTCAGTTAAGTCGTTAAGAATAACTAGCTTTCCAGTTTCTTGATCAACAACTTCCTCCATTGCCTGTACTTCTTTTCTAGTTCCGTCAGCAGTGGTAAGAGTCATCTTTCTAGGCGTATCAACAATCTCACTAGACATGGAGGCGAACACCTCAGCATCGTAACGAATAGCGTATTTGTGATGATTCTGATAAACAAATGACTGGTTATCCAATCGACCTTGAAGCATTCCAACAGCCTTGCCAGATAAATCAGTATCAGCGATGTCTTGAGGTACACCAGGGTTTGCCACATCTTCAACAGCTTGACGAGATAAATCCATACTCAACACTAAAGCTTGAGGTATGGTTTGCTCTGGCGTTGTTGCTACTGCGCCCAATGGTAAAGGCTGACCCATATTATCTTTAGAGTTCATCAGCATGTAAGGGTAGTTATTATCGGCCCCGCTTTCAGTGTACATATCTTCAAAACCTTGAATCTGTTCAGGCGTATAGATAGGCTTAACTCTTGGGCTACGACTAACAATGTCAGCAAGATAAGACATTTGAAAATTGCGTAATCTTTGTGGGTCTTTAGCTGGGCGAGTTACGCCACTGTAAACTTCTTCACCTTCAACAAATACACGCTCACCATAATCAGGAACTACCGGTATTTTATCACCAGGTATTCTAGTGGTACTTAGTATTTCATGACCAACGATGTACTCAGTGATTTCATAAACTTCAATGCTCTTTTCATCGACTAGCTTAAACCCTGAGTCAATCAAATCATCTTCGACATCCTTAACGGCTTCAGCGTCATATGTTTTACTTTCACCGAATAAGTCTTCAAATATTAATAATTTCTTCTTCTTAAGTTCTTTGTGGTAAAAGCGAACAACATAAACCTTCTTGTCTTGAGCTATCCAAGGAAACACATAAGTTTGCTCAGGGAATGCAAAAGAGGTTTCAACGTTCTGCGTTAACTCTTCACCGGTTAGCTCTTTTACTAGCTTTTTATATCCATCTTCTGAATATGGAATTAACACAGACCAGTAATCGCCATCAGACTTATCTAACTTTTTAGCGTTTGGATCGGGAAAAGCATTGTTGTTAAATTCATAAATAGGCTCACGTCTAACGACTTGATCTTTGCTGCCGTTGCGATTGTTTTTATATTCAGTATATAATCGCCACCCACCTAAACCACAAATAACTTGCTCTTGAGTTGCGTTATCAAATGCCTCTTTGGATGTATTGCTTCTTACGCTGGTCCGATAGATGCCATCAATAAAATCTGCTGCATCTTCATCAGTGTCATCTTCTGGCTGAAAATCAACTTGTACTTCATTCGAGTGTAAGTCGGCTAGTGTTTGACGAATAGCTTTCTTAATAATATCGAACTCGCCCCGATACTGAAGCGAAGACTCGCCAAGGAGGTTATCATCCCACTGAGTAACACAAGCAAAAAGCATATCATCAGCAGCGCGCTCTCTTGTTACTTGATTGTGACTAAAAGCTTTATCATGTAGCTCTCTAATTTGTGTTGCATCTAATGGCATTATCTTCTTCCCATTGCACGTAAAGGCTGTGGCCTGTAATTTTGGAGTGGTTTGTTATTCACTATTATACTTGAATTGTCAAATGAAAGCACCGCGGCGTCAAAAAGGTTAGGCGATGGAATCTTTATTCTTGAGCCATCCGGCATTTGTATGCCTTTTCTTAATTCTTCTTTGGTGTAAAACTTAACAGTATCGCCTGGCTTAGTTGGTGTCTTGCATGATTCAGCTTTTAATTTTTCCATCATTTCAGGTTTTATTGATTTACTGCAAAAGCTAACAAGTGTTTCAGGGTCGTGATACTTGCCATGCACGACAGCCTCGTATGTTCTGAACACCCTTTCAGAAAACCCTATAATATTTTGAGCCTTTTTGTTATGCAGTACATCCTCATTTAAAAGGTTTTCGTTTCTGTTCGTCAGTGATGCAGTTTCACTCTTAAATACCGCTTTAGGGAAATGTATCCCGCTAGAGCCTTTGTATGCAAATATCTGCGTTACCTTGCCGCTAAAGCACTTATCAACATTATCTCGAAGCGTTGCCCCCAGTCCGTCAGCATCATAGCCAAATGATTCAGCGCCAAACATGATTGCTCGCTTGCATGACTCATCCATTTTACGGTTACCGTTCTCTGCCTCTATTTCGTCAACATCTAAAAACACTATGCCCTGTCTTGCTACATATCCACAAGGATCGTTACCAGTATCAGAAGGGTCGCAAGCTGAAACTTTAACGCCTCGAACGTCAATACCTAGTTTAACATGGGCGTCAATACAGGCAGCAAACCAATCCTCTTTAATTACTGAGGTGTCAACATCATCGTTGTTTTTTCCGTCCCATATCCATGCAAACCGTGATTGTGACATGATACCTCGCTTTACTTTATTTTTATCTTTTTCTAGTTCTTGTGTTAATGATTCATCCCACTTAAACCAAGGGTTATCTTTATAGCTTACTTTAATTATCAAATGATGCTCATCTTCATAAAAGCCAAACTTATCAATACTGGCTTGATATGGAGTAATAAATTCTTTACTCATTGGATCTTGTGAGCTTTCAGGGTTCCACAAATACCAAAGCTCTGCGCCTGGTGTATCTCGCAAAGTTGGCCCTAATGTATCAATAGTGTTTTGCTTTGTCTTTGCTGACTCTTCCATTAAGAATATTTTATAGTTAGATGCGCCTTTCATATCAATAATGTTTTGCATGCCGCCAAAAGTAAACTTGCCGCCTGTTTTGTGCCTAATCTCCCAATGAGAAGGAACCGAGCGAAAACCTGCAAAGTTTAAATCTTTAATGCTTTTTTCTATACCTGCATAAATGCTTTCTTTTAGCGCTTTCATTCTTTCACGCAATACAAATACTTTAGAGCCTTGGCTATTAACTTCGCCAGCAGTAACATCTTGAGCCATTCTTGACTTAGTGCCACCTCGCCCACCATACATACATTTATATTTCTTGTGCTTTAATATGACAGGCTCTAGTTTCTCGATAAGCATAATTGTTGGCGCTTCATCGGTCGGCTCCATGTGTCCTATTGTGCCTTTCCATTTACGTATGAAATGAGGCACTAGCTCACCATCTATTTTATCGACCCGATCAACAATACCATAAACTGATTTTTCTAACTGCCCCATCTGAGAAAGTATTTGTGGCTCTAGTATATCTAAACGCTTACTAAGCATCCCCATTTAATACAGCCTCTAATTTAATTATTCTTTCTTTTAGATCAGTGTATTCTTCAATATCAATCATGGATTTAATGCTAGCAACAAACATTTGACCAATATCAGGAGCTATTTGGCTATCTGCTACAGCTTGTAGTATTTGATTTGCTTGTTCGTGCGGTTTTGCTTTTGGATTAAATTCAAAGTTAACCATTGGTGATATAGCTTTTAGTGGAGGCTCTATTCTATTTAAGACTAAAGTCAAAAGTGTTGGGTTTGGTGCGATCTCATTAACTGCATCGCCCAACCCTATAGTTACCACTTGCTTTAAAAAGTCTTGCTCTGTACCGCATACAGACCTTATAGCCTCTAGCATTAAAGACTTCTTACCTTTTCCTCTTGCTGGTAGGTTATCCCCAGCCTTTAAGGTTGTTTTAGTTGCTTTAGCGTTTGCCATAAATGCCTTATTAATGCCTTATTTACTTAATTATACCAAATAAAAACCCGTTATTAAAACGGGTTATCTATAGGGTGAGAAACTATTACCTTAGCCTTGATTTATATAGCTTTTATTTTTAACAGGTTTATTATCTTTATTCTTTTTAACTGGCTTTTCTTTACGTTTCACTAGCTAGTTCCTTGTGCATAAGTCCAGCCAGTAACCGAAACATCGTCACCAATACCGAACGTAGTGTTATTCAATATCATCTCTACACCTACAGTACCATTTCTTTCTGCATTGCCGCCTGAGTCTTTAGCTACATAATGGCCTGCCACCCCTGCCGCTGTAGCTGTAACATCTACAATCGCGTTGAATGTTGCGCTACCTGCTGAAGCCGCTGAAAATGCCGTTGCATTAATCGATAGTGTTGCTAGTACCGTTCCAGTTGGAGCACCGTCTATTGCTGCTGGCGCTCCTGTTCTTATTTCTAATGTTCCGCCATTTAACAAAGTGTTAACGGCATCTATCGAGGCGTTACGCCCTGCTATTGCTAGTTGCATTATTTTACCCTTATGATGTTTGATTTACGTTTAATTATAACAGTATTGCTTTTCCTTTTCACTCTAATGATATTTTTTGGGTTTAGGGTGATGATAATTGGTATTGAAGCGATTATTGACTCAGTGAATGAGGGTCCGCTTTCTACGATAGAGGCTAGCCTGTCACCTGTGACGCTTATATTGATCGATTCTGTAAAGCTTGGCCCTAACTCCGTTATTGCTGATGTTATATTAACGCCTAAATTTACCGTTATTAATTCCGAAAAGCTTGGACCTTGTTCTGTGATATCTGCGTTTATTGTTAATGTTTCGGTTAATGTTGCGGTTATCGACTCAGTAAAAGATGGCCCTGATTCTGCTATATTCGCCTGAAGAGTTAATGAAGTTAGAGTTACGTTTACTGCCTCGGTGAACGCTGGCCCATTCTCTACAATATCACCAGTTATATTTACAGACAGACTTGTGTTGATTGACTCAGTGAAAGAAGGCCCGCTTTCTGTTACCGCTATAGATATACCGCTACCACCT